CAATCTCGCGTGCCTGCACCTCCCAGGACGCGGTACGGCTGCTTAAACCGCCGCTATCATTGGCGTAATACAGCCCCTTGGGCATGATGATGTCCAGCGCCAGCAGATCTGTCGTGGTTTCGGTCGGATTGGCCACGAACGGGCCGACCCATTCCCCGCCATCGGCAATGGCCAGCAATTCTTGCCCCGCGATTTCAGGGGCGGTGACCACATCTGTGTCCAGCATCGTGACCGCGCCGCCAGGCGGGATGATTTCGTAAATGATCTCCTTGAACGAGGTAATCGGCGTGTCCTCGATGCAGATTTGCTCAACATCGTATTCGCCCTGGCCGATGACGTGGAGCTGATAGAGATACTGTTCGTTTCCCTCGAATTCCGAATAAGGCGCAGCCCCGAAATCTGGATAGATGATATGGCGGCCATAAACAACAGGGATCGGCTCTCCCAAGCGTGCCTGGTTGCCCTGCGCCTGAATGGAATAGGTCGGGCTGAGTGCGGTCGGGTTATAGCTGCTCATGCCGGAGCTGGGCGATGGTGGCGGAATCAGCGCGTTCACCAACACGGAGCCTGCCAACGCTACGCCCGCTGTCAGCAGGGATATGCCCACCGTGCTTGTCACACCCATGGCCGCTCCCAGCGCCGCGCCCGCATAAGGCGCGGCCACCATCACGGCAATGCTCAGGACGGCGCGGAAAATCTTACCGCCACCACCACCGCCTTGCGGCAGGGTGATAAAGGCGATCACGGTTTCCTTATGCACAATGACCAACGGCCAGTCCTTGCGCAGAACAGGCTCACCATCCACGATGCAGATGGTGGGCTTGGAAAACTCCACGATGCCGCGCTCGTCCAGCCAACCGCGAATGCTCTGCCCGATGCGGGGCGTGAACAGATCGACGTTCTTGTGCAGGTGGAACGGATTATGATGGATGGCGACTTGTGCCATAGATTATTCCTTGATGTGGCGGTAATAATTTTCGATCTTCCAGCCCGTCATGTTCAGATTGTTCAGGCTTTGAAACACGACCCCAGCGCCCTGGACGGCGTGCAAAATGCCGCCGCCGTCGACATCTAGCCAAACCCCGACATGGATAGGGTGGCGGGACTGGCGCAACAGCGCGACATCGCCTTCTTTCGGCGTTGCCACCGTGTGCCAGTTTTGCCGTTCAGGATGATCGCGCATGGTGCGGATCAAGGTTTTCATGTCGTTTTCCGCAACGGGGATGACGGACAAATCGTGGCCGTAAAGCCGTCTTTGCACCGCCACCACCAGCCCCCAGCAATCGTAAGCATCGGGGCCGTCTGAGGCGACGACCCACGGTTTTCCGATATAATCAAAAGCCCAATGTGTCATCGCGTTAATCCTGAAAACCGCAGAGAGTTATAGGTTTCAGACGGAAACGCCTTGTTGCCGACATCGAGCATGCGGGCGCGGCCTTTCACGCGGGATGTATCCGCGCTCACTTCCGTCAGCACCAGCGTGAACGGCGGCTCCATCTGCGGCCCTTCCAAATCGTCCGACAAATACGGGCGATAGGTGACCTCTATCTTGCTCTGGCTGTCCGATGCCGCATCCAGGTGCTTGACGATCTCGCGGCTGGCGTTATCCAGCGTGATCGAGATTTCCGGCACGGGTGCGGTGTCGATGGGTGGCAATTCCAGATCGAAGCCCATGGCGATAAACGTCACCATCGCGCCTGCATTCAAGGGTGCGCCAGCCTCCAGCCGCGCCGTCAAATCCTGATTATCCCGCACCACCCGAATGGCAATGGGCTGGCCGTCATCATCCAAAAAGGACGGATGGCGCAATTCCAGCGTATGCAGGATAACGACATCGCTGGGCGCAGAGGCGTAAGCCTCGCGCAGCGCCTCACTCAGCAAGGTATTAGGCATGGTCGGATTCCCATGCCTGGTCGGTCAGATATTCGACGGCAACACCCTTCAGGAACGAGGCCTCGATTTCATCGGAGCGTTGGCGGATATCCTGAATGCTTTGCAAAAGTGCCTCGGCTTCTTGCAGGCGTGCCTGCTGCTGTTCATCCAGCCTTTCCAGTTTGCCAAACAGATAGATGTCAATCAGTGCGTTCTGCTGTTTCCATTGCGGGGCAAGCAAAAGAATGCGGCGGGCAGCTTCTTCCTTGATTTGCTGAATAAGCAGGCTGGATTTAATAACGTCTTCCAGCTCACTATCCTCGACATTCTTACTACCTTTGACGGGTTTTACCCCTTTAGCAAAGGCGTAATAATGACGGCCATTTAAATCGCCTAAGTGAATGGGCGCGACTTCGCTTTCAGCAAAGCTGGGTGCTTTGCTGATTAAATATGATCTAATTTTCATGATTTTCTCCTTAAAAGATTACATTTTTGAGGGTTTTAACGTCGTGCAAATTGCCAGTTTGTGTACCGGTTTCTCCGTAGGAGTTATTATCTCCGCAGGCATCGACGCGCCCATCGTCATATAAAACACCCAGTCCCCAAGAGGCTGTGCCATGCCCATAACAATTCCAATCTTCAATAATGCCTGATTGGCCTAACACACGTTTGAACGTGTTATTCGTGCCTGCCGTTGAATCTATGCCAAGATTGCCATTGCCTGAATAACCAGCGGCCCAGAGTTCATCGCCAGATTGAATAATGCACCCGTCATAACTAGCCCCGCCGCCAATACGCACACGGGAAACATTGCCTTGAAAAGAGCCGTTAGGTTTAAAGGGTGAGAGCTGGTTCGTCGTGTTGCCGGTGCCAAGTTGTCCATAGCCATTATTACCCCATAGGTAGACTTCATCCTGATCGGTAATTCCACCTGATACGGGATAACGACCATCACCTGCAAAAATATCGATAAAGCTCTCGCTATGGATTATTTGTGAAAAGCTGGTGCGGTTGGTGGTATCGCCATGCCCCAGTTGGCCATAGCCATTATACCCAGCGCTCCATATTGAACCGTCGGAAAGAAGAACTAAGCCATGCCCAGTTGGACTTGCGCCATCGGTGCGATAACCGCATGAAGCGACGGCTTTGACAACGTTGCTGAGGCTGCTGTGCAAAATAGGCGTTTGACGATCTGTTGTATCACCAAGCCCTAATTGACCGTTCGAGTTTTCACCCCAGACCCAAAGCGATCCATCGTCTTGAACTGAAAATACACTATGAGGCAGTCCCGAAACACTCAGGTCTACGATATTGCTTAAAGAGCCACATCGAACAGGTGTGTACTGGTTAGCGGACGTACCATTACCAAGATTTCCACTTGAATTGATACCGCATGCATAGACCTTTCCATCTGTTGTAATGAAATACGCACAGGCATGATCATAATAATTAGGGCGACCTGTAATAATACGATCAATTTGAATATTGTTTTGAACAAAGAACTCTATCCGTTTGGCAACAGCTCTGTTGGCAGTATCACCATGCCCAAGCTGGCCATAGTTATTATACCCCCATGACCAGACCTCGCCATTAGCGGTTAAGCCGTAATGCTGCATCCCACCTGAAAACACATCGATAAAACGCACATCGGGATCTTCCGTCGCCACGCGATTTGGTAGATAAATATGCGATCCATTAGGGTCACCATTTGAATAGTTGCCGCCATACCCACAAGCCTTAATCGTGCCATCGGCCATGAGGTAAACACGTGTGTACCAACCGCCCATGCCATTAACTTTAGCGATCTTCCAAACACGGCGTGACGGATCAAGAGATTGATCGCGCCATGCAGGTTGATTGCCAACCATCTGCAAAACTTGTGCATTGCTGCCTCTAGCTAACCGCGCAGGAATAGTACCGTCGTGAATCAATAAATCACCTTCTTGGCTTAGCTGATCCGTACCAGCGGCAAGCACTCCCCAGTCGTTTCCTTCAACGGGAATTGAATTCAAAACTTCCTGTAACGCTATAAAGCTCGAGCCTTGATAAGATACGGCATCGTCTTTGACGTAGGTTGTCCCTGCATCATACGCACCGCGCCAATTAATACGAATATTTCCAAGATCAATAACAGCCATAATGTTCTCCTTTTAAATGTTAATAAGTAAATGGCCGTTTTCGCTAACGGCGTAATTCATTCCGGGTAATCCAATCATCCATACTGGGAATTCACTGGCATCAAATGTGCCTTCACCAGATACAGCAATCAGCTTCGCACCATCTTTTCTCAAGCCATAAAACACGGCCTTAGACTCAATCGGCTCATAACCATCTTCTGTTTCGTTAATGGCTAATAATTGGCCTGCACGGCCATTTAAATCCGTTGGCAGGTTTAAGCTATTTGCTAGGGTTTGCGCTGTTTGCGCATGTGTTTCAGCTTCATCGGCTTTTTGCGAAACGGTATCGACAGCATTGGCAAGTTGATCCGCCGTTGCCTCAAGATCTGTTAAGCCTGCTTGAATTGTGGCTTCAATATCTTTGATGGCTTTGGCAGGCGTTTTAACATTGCCACCCTCGGTAGGCACTTCTGTTTGGTCATCACCGTGAATAATATTATGCAGAATTTGACTGTCACTCTCCACGCGTGCAACAGCATCCTGCAGATCAGTCTGCAAGGTCATTTTAATCTCTCCTTTGTTTGTTTAATTCATTTGAATGGGCAGTGTTTGATGCACCAGCGTATGCAAGCCGTTCACCGCAAATATTATCCCTTGTGGGTCTTCACTAAGCAGAAGATTGAGCAAACCTTCATCAAGAACAGGGCGCTCCCGAATTTCTAACTCTGATGTAATCTCCCAAAGCGTTCCACCCGCGAGCAATCGCGATGCAAATTGCCTTGTAAATCTGGCTTCTTGATCTAAAAGCCCTAAGCCGCCCAACAAAGTAATAGCAAACCAATTCGCACCTTCTTTTGCATGCCAGCGATACCAGCCTTCAAAGATAGCGTATTGATCACGGCGCATGATCCAGCGTACAGATACTTTTGTGGGCGCATTTGTAAAACGCCTGCGTTGCCGTGCAAGCCCAGCTTCCATTTCAGTGCGCAAAATGGTATCGCCGGGTTGGATATTATATCCCTGTACCGTTGGCAAAGGCAGCGTATCTGGCCATGTAATATCAGACATTATCGATAGCTCCCTGCCGCAGGATTAAGGCCATAACGACGCTCCATCGTTGGCGCTAAACCTTCACCTCTTGAAACATTGCGCGACATTTTATTTTCAATCTCTTCAATGATAATATTCAAATCCATATTGCCGGCACCATCTCGGCTGACATCTGCACTGGCTTGAGCATTTGAGGCATTGTTCGTGACATTCACGGATACTTTGACCGCAGATTTAGAATGCAAAGCCCCACCGAGCATTTTCATTTGCCCGGGCGTAAAGACAGCTTCCCCTTGTTTGGCGATAATCGGCACTTCATTACCAACGATGCCACCCGTGTGAAAACGCGGCGCACCAGCAAAGACTGCTGGGTTGACTGCACGCATGCTCAAATGATCACTACCAATGACACCGCCAGTATGCGCCGAGGCTGTGGAGGCTGTTTCTGCACCTGACGGAGCGCCAAAGATTGAGCCTGCAACATCGCCTAAGAAACCACCCAGCGCACCGGCGAGTGGTTTTGTGATGCTGGATTGGATTTGCATCCGCACCATATCGGCGATGATAGAGTCAGCAAAAGATTTAAAATCTATTTTGCCTGTTGTTGCAAAACTCACCAGCGCATCTTCCATGCTTTTAAACATTGAGGTCACGCCACGTTCTGCCTTGCTCGCCATATCATCAGCTTCATCAATAACGCTTTGTAAACCGCGTTTGATGCCATCTTCCCAGCGCTTAGAATTTTGCAAATCCTCATCGCGGGCTTTAGCGATCATATCCTTATAAACAGCCTCAACCTGCGCACTGAATTCTTCATACCCAGCCGCCGTTTCATTCAAGCCAAGCATCGCCTCACTGCGCCATTCCTGCGCACGTTTTATGGCTCCGGCAAGTGTGGTGTCCAGCGCATTATATTTTTGGCGAACATCGTCGATCTTCCGCTCACGCTCTTGTTGCAGTTTATTGCTTTCACGAACTGAATTTTGATAGTTTTTCTCAGTTTCTTGTAAGGTGAAAACTTCTGATACCAGCGATTTAATCTGCGCTGCATATTCAGCTTGTTCCGCGCTTTGTCCTTGCGTGACTTCCAGTCCAAGACGGCGTAGTGCTTGATCCTGCTCATTGACAATCATCGCTCGACGCACGGCTGTTTCACCTTGCGCATGTGCATCGTTCAAACGGCTTAATGCCTGTTCCTCCGCCTGCAGTTCTTTAATCCGATCTGCAATACGCTTTCTCTCCGTATCAGATAATTCAGGAATAGTTGCTTTTGGCGCAACAGGTGTTTCAGGTGATGCAGGCGCATTCTGTGTTTTGGCTTTAGGGTTACGAAGCTCATCCAGCGCAATGCCTGCTTTCTTAGCGGCACGTTCAGCAGCGAGTAGAGCAAAGACTTGTTCTTGTATTTCTTCTGCTTGTTCACCAAAACTGGGATATTTTGTTGCCAGCTTAAATAAGGCCTCGGAATATTCCTGCGCCGATATCTTTCCGGCATTGAACTGGTTACGAATGCCGCGTAGTTCATGTTGTAGAGGTTTACCAAAACGTAAAAATTGATCCCAAAACCCACCGATACCACCAAACTTTAATTCTTTTTGTAGGTCGATAATGTTTTCGCGGGCTGTTTCTAATTGTTTGGTAAAACGATAAACACCCTCGCTCTCACTCAAAGCCTCGGTCATATCCGCCGCCGCTTTGGTTGTCTTACCCAATTCCTCCTTAATTTCTTTTAGCTCTACTGCATGATCTTTCGCTGCCTTTGCCGCCGCATCATGTCCTGACGCTAGTTTTAAGATGGCGATACCCGCCAAAACAGCCAAACCCACAGGACCGCCCACCAGCATGAGGGCTGTTCGAAAACCAACCATCGCCAATGTTGCCAGCTTTGTCGCAGCTTCTACCGCCACAAGTCGAAGAGCAAAGGCCGTGGATAGACTGGCCGCCATACGAAGCCCAAATATCATGCCCGCGTTGCCAATGATGGCAGCATTTAACATGGTAACTGCACCCGCAGCAGTGCGAGCAATAACAAGTCCACCAATAGCGGTGACAGCTAAATCTGCGTTTTCAATTAAAAAGGCCAGTCCATCTGATGCTGTGGCAATCGCGTTTCCTAATGTTGCGCCCAGCTCTTTGGCTGAATCTTGAACAGCCGGATTAGATAGTGTTTCCGTTAAGGTGCGATATCCATCGGTCACGCCAGATAAGAAGCCGCCCATTGCAACAGAGCGTTCAATTTCTAAAATCGCATTATTAAAGCGGTTCATTTCAGCGCGGGCATTTTGTGATGCCTCCGGCACACCATCAGAAAAGGTACGACGAATTTCAGCGGCAAAGCGCGGCAAAAACTCATCGGACACGAGCTTGCCTTGCTCCAGCATTTTATCCAGCTCAGCCGTCGTAATGCCCATACCACGCGCCGCCAATTGAAACGCGCCATATAACCGGTCACCTAATTGCCCACGCAATTCTTCTGCCTGCACTTTACCCTTGGACATGATTTGCCCGATTGCTCGTAACGAACCACTGGTTTGATCGACAGATAATTGCAAGACTGTTGATGCTTCTGCAATCGCTGTAAAGATATCGCGTGTGGGCTGACCTTCTAAATTGGTGTCTTTAGAGGCAGCGGCGATCTGCATATAGGACTTTGCTGTTTCCAGTAAGTTCAAACCTAACCGTTCGGATTCCGCTTCCAAAAAGGCCATTTCTGATGCCGCGCCTTGGCTTGATCCAGTAATAGCTTCCAGCGCAGTGCTTAACCCCTGAAAAGCAACACCTGTTTCATTGACAGAGCGAGCCGATCTTATAATGCCACCAACACCAGCGTAAACAGCCACGAGACCAGCAGCTTGACGAAAGACAGAATTAAGCGCACGCGCCGTTGTATCAACAGCCTTTAACCCAGCGCTTGCAGGTTTAGTGGAACGCTCAATCCGCTCAAAAGCCTTGCCACCACTATTGCCAATACGCTGAAAGGTTTGCTCAACCTTCTTGCCATCGACAACCGCTAAGCGGATGCTCATGTTTTTTTGCGATGAACGCATTTACTATTCCTTGTTTTTTATTATTGCTTTGGTTAGACCCGCGCTAATGGCTGGCAGAAGCTCTGCCATTGCAGGTGTTTCGTAGCCGAGGGCTTGCGCGAGAATGAAAGCCTCTTGCAGAGGAAAAGCCCCTCTGATTTGAGGGCTGATCTGGCAGGCAATATCCCATGCCTGCCAACCATCTATCGTTTGCGGGGCGTTTTCTTCGAACGGGCAGTCTTTGCAGGTTTGGGGGCAGTTTTTGCAATATTCTGCGCCGTCGCCGAAGTGCCATTCAGTGCGGCGCTCAAGTCTTTTTTTTCAGCATCAATCAGCTCTCGCACGCCAGTATATTGTTGAGAGAATGTAGCGGCAATAGACCAAAACCCAGTCATAAGCTCATCAATTTTTTCAGGGGTTACAGGCGCAGGATCATTGCCGTCGGCTTCTAGAATGCCTTCCCAATCAACAATGGCAGACCGCGCAAGACCACGTGCCAAATATTCTTCGGCAAGCGCTTCACGGATTTCAGGGTTTTCAACATCTGGTAAATCATCAAGCGATACGCCGATTTCTTTACGCTTGCGGTATTCCTCACCAATATCGGTGAGGCGCTTGTTCATAAAGGCTCGCGCTGCATAGAAAATCGGGCTTGTGCAAGGGCGTACTTTTACCCTGACACCAAGCCCTAAATCCAGCCAATAACATTCTGTTTGAATATTGAGTTTTAACATTAATAACTCTCCACATCGTTGATTAAGGTGATTGTGACCATGTTGCCCAGCAGAGCATCTTTTGCGCCCTGATAATCGTAAGAGGCTTCAATGCCGCCGGGGCCAGAGATGGATCGTTTTGGTTTTGGCAAATACACTTCATGGCATTCAATAACCAACTGATGATCCGCATCAATCGTATAAGCCAATTCCAAATCAATGGGCGTACCAGAACGCGCAGCATCCATCAGCGTTGTATCGGCATAGCGAACTGAGATATTTCCACTTAACGCGGCAACGCCGGGGTCAACCCCATCTATCTTGCCGTCATTACGAATTGTTTCGATACGCTCCAGATTGTTTGTGTAATTAAACGCAGCAGAACTCACATTCCCCAGCGCTTGCCCACCTTTTTTGACCGAGCCTTGGAATTGCGAAAATCGCGAATAATCCACCTCTTGTGGCGTCCCAGCGATTGTTGCCGTTTGCGCTGTTTCCCCCTGACCAATAAGTCCAATCGTTGCCTGCGCTTCACCTGATCGTGCAAAATTAAGCGCAAGAGAGTTGGCACGCACGCCAGCAAATAATGGGAAGTCAGGAATTTCAGGAAGACCAAGTTCAACAGCCAAGCTCGGCAGGCTAAGCCCGCCCGATTTAAACTCGTGACTATATGGCCCAGCGCCAGTTGTTGTCGGCGCACCAAAAACAGCTTTGAGCCAATGCCCCATATTACGCAGATCAACTGGTACAACGATATCACCATCAACATTAATGACATCTTGATATGGCTGGGTTGGATCGCGTCCAAGGCCCAAGATATTTGATTCAATAAGCCCTTGTGCAGAGTCCAAATCACTGGACACAAACGGCACTAAATGAAAAGCCCCCGAGGCTGGGGGCGTTCCGTAAGTGGTTTCAAAACCAATAAGCATGCGGGCATTCCACCCATAAGCACGTGACATAGCATTTCTCCTTTATATTAGTGGGTTGGTTGTTGTGTATTCTAAATAAACAGGCACGACCGCCGCTTTAATGGTTGGTGCGCCCGAGGTTGTTTCGCTTAAAAATTCAGGCGATCCGATATGCAGGTAATCAACTGCGCCATTTAAATTCAGATTAAGCGCAAGCGTTTCGCCAATAGACCGCAGCAAACTGTCCAAGGCTTCATCTCGCACTGGTTGTTCTGCTTCTTGAACCAGCGCTTCAATCTCTGCTTGGTGCATGTAATGATACCGCGTGGGGGAGAGCGTTACTTCTGGCTCGCCGACATCACCATCACGCACGATAATCAAACCCGCGTCAGGTACTTTTGTGGGCAATGGAGCATTCCGCAAAACTTCCGCATCTGGCACATTATCTTTCAGGCATAAAAAAAGGCCCGCTAAGGCCAATTCTCTTGTTGTTGTCATGATTTTATTTCTTCTTTAATGTTTAGCTATAACCTTGTTTGGAGCTGAGCATGAATATCGATTTTAAAACCTTAAATGATAACGAGTTAGCAGAAGCTTATATTTTTATAAGACAAGAACTTCGCGCTCGTAATATGAGTTTAAAGGAAAGTAAACTTAAAGATCGACTGACCAATAAATCTCATAATGTTCAATCTTCCATACAAACACTCTCTGCAAATAAAGCTCGACCAGTTAATCAACAAGCACGGTCTATTACTTCAAAAGCAAAAAACACAGATTAATCTGGCCAGTTCTTTAAAATCAATCGAGGCAATTTATCGAACCAGCGTTTTGCTTCCGCATCAAACTTAATCAGTTTTGGCAACTTTACTTGAGGCACAAGCCAAAACATCACAACAGTTGAGAGCTTATTGCCTGTTTTCAAATTGCGCTTGCCAGCTTTTCTAAATCCTCGAAGCTCACCTGTTTTTCGCGCATAAGACGCCTGCACATTTTCTGCGACTAGCAAAGACGGTCCATTGCGCCTGTAAACAAAACGCAGTTTCCCAAAACGATGTTCAGGAAAATTACTCGGGTTGATCCGCTTACCACCCATACCACGCTTCGGCGCATTTGGCGTTGGGATCGCCAACCACCAGCCATCTTTTGATTTAATGACTGTGCCTTCATCAAAACCCGCCATGATCTTGCTGGCTTTGGTATAAACCAGACCCGCCGCCCGAATGGAATTTTGCCCACGCGGATAAATGTCACCACGCCAGGTATTGGCCATACGCTGCCCTAAACCTGAGGAATGTACCTGCCTGCGCATAGCTAGTTTTAGGCCAGTTGTTGTCTCTTTGATGCCCATAGTGACGGCTTTTTCTGCTGTCGCAAACTCAGCCTTCATATGTTTTCTAAGGTTACCCTCAATAGCTGCTTTAAGACGCATATGCTTCCATCCTTAAAATAATACCATGTTGATCAAGCATAGGCTCGCCTTGCACCGTATAGGTTTTCTCATCAATTTTGATTTGATAGATCGCCTTGCCAACCTTAATATCCAATGCTTTCACTTCAAACAAATCTGTTTCCGTATGAACATGCGTGTCCATGACATCGATGACTTTGTCAGGAAAACGATGAATAACCAATCCTTCGCCAACCGTATTATCCTTAAAAGTGAAATGCGCCACTTGCCCAAATTTAGCAAACAGCGCATCCACAGCTTTTAGGGCATTAGCTTTGAACGTCATCGCCACTATCCTCATCAGTTTCATTGTCAGCATCCCCGGCGCCAGCATTCTGATCGGCTTCTTGTTCTTTCAAGAAAACCTCCCACGCGGCATCACGTTGCTGAGCAGAAATATTAGCGTCGAGCAATACTTCCAGTGCATCGACATTTGGCTTTCCACTTTTGCCGTAATCTTGAGATGGATCAAGGTCATGAATGACGTCAATAATATCTTCCAAAGTTGGGACAGGCTTGGTTGGAGCAGAGGGTTTTGCTGGCGCGGTTTTCGCCTCAGTTGATACTTTGTCATTAGAAGCAAAACCACGCTTTATAAGGCTTTTGGCTTCCTCTGTTTCAACATCCACAAACTTGCCAGGTAAGACTGATTTGCCATCTACATGCAATGTAATAAGAGCTTTAATTTTCATGATTAATCTCCCTTATCTTACTGTTGCACAAAATGATGCATTCGGGCGGTAAGGCACAATCAGCGGTGCAGATTGCAACAACAACCAGCGCACAGCAGGATCTTCTTCTAACCAAGATTTAGAGAAGTATCGTTGCGCACGATAACCAGCTTTTTCATCTTGAATAACACCGTAACAACGCGTGCCTTCCAACTGACGAGGCGAGCCAATAAGAACCGTGTAATCAGGCAGAAGTTTTTGCATCTGGTCGTTATCATCGACATAGCGATCATTATAAACCCAGAAATCAAGATCACCGATTGTACCGACATAACGTGCCAGCTCGTTCCCCTGACCAAAAGCAATGGGACCAAGACTGATATTGGCGCTATCACGCAAACGTCGAATATCTAAAAGCTTCTCAACTTTTGGATCAGTTTTGAAGACGCGCCATGCCAAGGTATCCATGATGACTGTGCGACCTGCCGCCCCAGATTTTTCCTGAATTTTGGCAACCCAATCTTCAAGATTATCAAGGGGACTGACATTGCTTTCACCCCAGCGCGAACTTCCAGCCAAAGCCACTGTTAATTCTGGATCGCGTCCAAAATCAACAACAACCGTTGGGTACTCTTCACCAGTCACTGTGATTTTACCTGTGCGCAAGGCTTCGGCGGCCATAACTTCTTCACGGCGCGTGAGGTTTTCAAGCTGCTTGTTGAGCGTACGGTTTAGATTGGCTTCCAAGCGTTGTCCCGCGCTAAGCGTTCCACCAATCTTTTCACCAATGGCACGCTTTAAAGGGCGTGATGGGTCAAAGCGGCGCTTATCTTTTGCGTAGGCAGGTCTGAAGCTCTTTGTACTAAACCCTGCATCGTCCACGACTTTACCAGCAACCAGTGGCGACACGAAAGGTGTCAGACGTGGCTTGGATTTGTCGATATCGAAATGAATTTCTTCAGACTCTTCGGTTTGAACTTGCCCAAAAAAGGAATCGAGCAAAAATGATGCGGGGCGATCCAAATGTTCGACCACTCGCGTGAGAATATGTGTATTAAAAATGTCGATAGACATGGCATTTACCTCCTTTAGGCTGATTGGTTTTTGGCTAAAAATATGCTTTTGGCGCGAAGCGGTATGCGGATACTATCCAGCGTATGTCCTGCGCCAAGCTCAAGAGCATGTTCATTGAACTCTCCTGAGAAATAGACAACGGCTTCAACATCATTACTGCTGGCAAAGGCATCTTCTGCCAAAATAGCATCAGGCAATTCAGTGCCATCTGAGCTTGCGGATGCGCTTAAGGCGAATTTGCCACTTGCTGTGATCCGCCCAAGGACAGCGCCCTTGGTTAAGTCTGCGCCAGCGGCAATTGTTACAATACGCTCAATGCGGGGATATTCTCCCGCGACCAAGTTGCAAGGCTTATAACTGCCTTGGTCTTTAAATCCTTCTGCATGTGTCATGGTTGGTTTCTCCTTTTGGGTTTAAGTTGCGGAAGCGATGCGGCTGGCGACGGTTTCAATGTCACCGGTACTGTCATCTGCATCGGGGGTGATTTCAGGATTAGGAACGCCCGCCATTACACGCTCAAACGAGGTGGTAGCCGTTGTTTCTTCTTTTGGCGCATTGGCAAGCAGATGATTTGCATCAACAGCGCTGATTTCCGTTGAGAGCGCTATTTCTTGAGCCAACTGCTCACGGCCTTCGGCATGCTCACAGCTCAAAATATCTTTCAAGCGCTCACGTTCTTTCTTTGCACTATTGCTTTGGATTGTCGCGAGCAGATCAGGGTGATCTTTGCTGAACGATTCAAGCGTTAAGGTTTCTGTTGTCATGGGTGGTTTCTCCTTTTGAGGTTGATGGGTTTCGGATACTAAAAAGCCCTCGCTCGATTTATGGTCGGGAGGGCTTGTTTCTTCTTTTTGAGAAAGCTCAGCGATGAGCCTTTCCAAACTTCCTATGCGATCAGCAAGGCCAGCATTAACAGCCAGCCCTCCAATCATGACATCACCGCCGCCAAAATTGGCCTGCACATCGGTGGCAGTAATATTTCTGTTACGTGCAACTGAGTTGATGAAGACATCGGCCATGCTATCAATGCGCGTTTGTAATCTGGCTTTGCCTTCATCAGTGGCTGGATCAAGACGCTTATGAGGACTTTGTGAAGATACGATCTCAACAGCTCCAGCAGATTCTTTATCTGATTTACCGCGATAAATACCCACTACGCCGATAGACCCCAGCGCAGATGTTTCTGAGACGACGATTTCATCAGCAGCAGAAGCCACCCAATATGCGCCAGATGCAGCATCACCTGATGCATAAGCAATAATTGGTTTTGTGCCACGCGCATCAAATATCATGCTGGCAAGCTCGGCAACGCCGTTCACTTCGCCGCCGGGAGAGTCAATATTCAGTATGATCGCTTTAATATGCGGGTTTTCAAGCGAGGCTATAAAATCCTTGGCAATCAGCTCATAACTTGAAGCGCCGCTAATCGAGGTAAAGATATTGGCATAGCGAAATAGAGGGCCAGTAACTGGGATAATAGCAACACCATCGCGCTCAGTGGCGTTATAGCTGTTTTGTAAATCGCGCCCTAATTTTGCCGCCACAGCTTCGGGGCTTTCATTCTCACGTGCGGCAACTTCCAAAATTGTGTGCAAAGCTGTTTCAGTGATGGCCCATGGGTCACCTGTTATCTTGTTCCAGATTCTCATCGTTTTCCTCCTTTGGATTGTCGTCTAAAGTGTTCAAAATGCTGTTTGCATCATTAATGGTTAGGCCAAGCTCGGTGATTTTTGCTTTCTCACGCGCAAGCTGTTCGAGAACTTCTTCCCAGTCCAATCCTTGAGAGGCACATTCATCTTCCAGCGTTGAAAGCCCAATCTGCATACGAAGATGCGCGGCTTTGGCTTCTTTGACAGGATCAACCCACCCGCGACCGGGACCAATCCATTTGCACCGCGTCCATGCTGCTTTGCGCTCATAAAAATCAGGCGCATCAATGCGGCCTTTGTTGATGGCTTCTTCAAGCCACAACTCATAAACAGGTCTTGCCCAATAGGTGGAAAGCCATTGCCGTTGAGCGTTGAAATAGCGCCATGCCTCTAACAGCGCGGCGCGTGCGCTTGAATAATTGGTTTTTGAAAAATCCTTCATCAATAATTCAAAAGGAATATTCAGCCCCGCGCCAATATGACGC